AGCTAGTTCTGTTTCTTTATTTATAGCTAATTGTAAATTTGCCTTCATTGTATCGTCTGTAGCATTTGCTAAAGCTAATGTAAGTTGTTGTATCTTAGGCATAGCTTCTCTTAGGTTTTTAACAACCAAAGATTTTTGTGTTTCTATCTCTGCAAGAGTTTTACCTTGTGTAAGACTTAGACCTTTTGCTGCTTGGATATTATCATAAGCATGTTGAGCTACTTCAGGCATATTAGCTTGTCTAGCTGCATTGAATATAGCTGTATTTAGTTTTAAAGGGTCTGTTAACTCTTCTTCTGTTAATGAACTTTGCACTTGTTGAAACAAAGCATTCTCTGCTGATTGTCTAGCAAGAGCTGGGTCTTCAGCACCTAATAAATTGCCAATAGCACGACCTAGGCCACGACCACTCATTTGAGCTTGGTACATTGCCATTTGTTGAGGGTCTAATTGAGCAAGAGCTAGTGCTTTAGCTTGAGCTTTCTCTTCTTCACGCTGTTTAAACAGTTCAGGTGAAACTCCAAACATTCCTTGAATAATTTCTGCCATGTTAATTCCTATCGATTATAAGGGTTTGGATTATATACAAAGGGAGTTCCAGCATCAGCAGGAGGTGTCCAATAATCACCTGATGTATCTTGTAAAGCAGGAGTGCCAAATAAACCACCTACTCCACCCCAATTTATTTTACCAATGTTTTCACCAACAGAACCCCATTGAGCAGCATTCCGGTTAGCTTCATCTAAACCAATAATGTAGTTTTGTTTGTTAATATTTGCATTTGTAGAAGCAGCAGAGTTATTAAAATTACCTACATTAATACCTGTATTTAAACCCATACCCATAACATTGGCACCCAATGCCTCAATGCCTGTACCATAACCCATAATTTGGTTAGCAGTTGTATAAGGGTCTGATGCGTATTGATTACCTAAACCATAGATACTAGCAGCTCTAGTAAAGTCTGCAGCTTGTTGTGCCCTAGCTCTATCTTCAGCACCAAAGAGAAGACGACTATTTTCTTGTTCACGAGCAGTAGCTAAAGCAAATTGTTCAGGATTTACATAACCACCTGTCATACCAACACCATGACCAGTTGTACCACTTCTAAATGAAAGGTCGTTTAAACGTGCTGATTCTGCTTGACGAGCTGGGTCTAGTAAAGACAAGGATTTATTAAAATAATCTTTAGTCATTGCTGTAGTGTCCATATTAGCTGCATCAGCAAATAGACCTCTACCATATCCTTTAACTTCATTTGCATAAGCTAAATCTTCTGCTGAAGGCAATGCAGCAGTAGCTCCACCATAGTAACTATCCCTAAATGATGCCATTCGAGGGTCTAATGTATAGGTAGCTGTACTTTTAGTAGGGTCTACTACTGAAGTTGCTAAACCTGTAGTAATTCCATAAGGAGTAAATGGTTTTGCAGTAGGAGATTGCCCTGCTCCACCACCACCACCTCCAAATGCTCCAGCAACATCTCCAGCAGCTCCTGCCCAGTCACCTGAAACAGCTTTTAAACCACCTGAAATTAGCTTACCTATTTTTAATCCCATTTTATATACCTTTTAATAATTAAGCAGTGCGTTGCCACATATAAACTACAACATACGGTTGAAGGTTAGCATTAGTGCCACTTACACCAGTAGTGCTATTAGCTACAGTAATACCAGTAGTAGCTGTTTTAGTAGATAGGTCTGAATAAACTCCAGCTAAAGCTCCACGAGCAGTATCATAAGTACCTCCAGCACTATAACCATCAGTAATAGGGCCATAAGCATGAAGGTGACCAGGGTCTGTTACAGTAGCAGTATGACTATGACTTACTACAACAGCATCTGCACTACCACCAGTATCACCAGCAGTAAATCCACCACCATTTCCAAGTAAAACTTTACCTTCACCAAATGCTATCCATGTACCAAAACCAAATAAAGAATTAGGATTAGTATCTGCTGTTGAAGTATATATAGAACCTATAGGATATATAGAAGCTAAAGCTATAGTTATAGCAGCAGTAATAAAAGCAGTAGTAGCTATTTGATTAGTATTATTTCCTGCAGCAGCAGTAGTACTTAAAGGTGTACCTGTGAATGTAGGAGAAGTAGTATCTGCCTTACTACCAATAGCAGTAGCAATAGCATTATACTCGGCATCAATTTCACTGCCTTTAATTATCTTATCAGGATTACCTGTAAGTAAGGCATCCTTTGTATAGAAGTTTGTTGCTTTTACATAGTTTGCCATTATACTAATTTTCCTGTTTTCAAATAAACTGCCATTTGTTGTAAACTTACTGGAGCACCTTCAATTGGAATTTCTACACCAAATTGTAATACTTTTCCTGAACCACCTAAATGCATAACAATTTCATTAATAGCAAAACCAGCAGTAAACTCACCTATATTGTATTCAGCTATATTATATTCTGCAGTTCCACCTACAAAATCTTTTGTATAAGTTCTACTAGTAAATACATTTTCATAATCAAAACCATATTTCATAATAACATCTTGAGTTCCTGATGCTATCAAAACAACAGAAGCTTTTTTTAGAAATTTTAATTTTGAAGGTAAAGCAGCATCAATATTTGCAGTGTAATATTCTAAACGATATGAAGCACCATTATCAGTATAACCATAATAACGACCAATACCTCCTGCCATACCTAAATAAAGCTCTCTATCTCTAGTTGTAGCTAAAGCTTTAGGAAAAATTCCTGTCCAAGTAGTTATTCTAGCTCCACCATTAGGTAAAGTAGTTCGTAAATCAAAGTAAATAATTTGTTGAGCACTAGGTAATACTAAGATATAAAAAGCATCACGCTCAAAATAAATACTTTTAATATTATTTAAAACTTCTCCACTTAAGGACGCTACAAGGTCATCACGGATATTAATTGACATATCACGCATTGGCATACTTTTTTCTTGAACAACACGATTAAAGCTACGCACACCACTATTAGATAAGAATATTAAATCTGTACCTGTTTGTTGTACACTATCTCTAGCTATACATCCAACACCTGATATTGAATCTTGTAATGTTAAATTAGTAGGGTCATCAGGATTTTGATAAACAACAATGTTATTACGACAAAAGATTATTAAAAATCCATTATGAGAAGTGATAGCTACAATCTCATCTTTACCACCAAGAACAGTTGATATATCTATTAGACCTGAACCTACTCCGGTAAAAGCTGCACCATCTAATAATTTACTATAATAGATAACATTTTTTGCACCAGTTACTCCGGCAACCCATTGACGACCAAATGCTGTATGAGTACAGTCAGGGTCAAAGGTGGTTACTCCTGTAGGTTTAGTTCCATAGTCACCTACTCGTTGCCAAATATAAACACCAGTATGGTTAGTCTTACGATAGACAAGTAATGAATTACCTGTTTGTGCAGCAAATCCATACATAGTACCAGTCGGGCCGGAACCCTCAACCAGTTGTGAAAATTGCCATCTATTTCCAGTAAAAGTAATACTAAGATTTGTAGTTTGGTCTGCTTCTTTAACTGGTAGTTCTGTAAGAGTTGTACTACCTGAAAATAATTTTAAACCACCAGCAGATAAAAATGTTGTAGTTAAATCAGTATCTATAAATTCATGTATAGCTTCTATAGCTTGATTATCATTTAATGTACCATTATTAGTAGTTACTGGAGTCCAACCTTTACGACTACCTAAACGACCAAATTTATCAATAATACAATTAATAGCTTTTGTAGCATATCCATTTTCAAGAGTAACTCCACTATCTTGAGTATTTAAACCCAAGAATCCTAATGAAGCATTACTTATAACTTTTAATGAACCTGCCATTATTGTGGTGTCCAAATCATTTCATCAAGACGTTGACTTGCTTCAATAGCAATTAAATCACTTGCCATATTACGATAACGTTGTTCTTGTTCAATATAACCACCATCATCACCACGCTCACTAATAGCACGAGCAATAACACCTTCAACAAGAAGATTAGCTGGTATTTGTATTTGTGTAGCATCTGCTTCTAGTTCTGCTTGAGGAAGAACGCAGTTAATGCGAATACTATAAACATCATCAGGAATAGGAAAGAAATCTATTTGAGTATCACCATTAGAATTTACACCATTAAAGTTGTAATACATAGGTGAACCCAATTGTTCTGAATTCAATATGATTTGTTGGTCAAACCATTTTGTACCTCGTTGTTGCATAATGATATGTTCATCATCATTAATAACATCTAAGATACGAAGGCGAGTTCCTGAACCTACAAGAACATAGTTAA